TACACGATTACTGCCTACACGCTAGTCAGGATTTGCAACAACGCTCTGGTCGCAGCAGCCACTAACGCCGACACCTCTACATGGACAGACGGCTTCACGCAAACTGCCAACTGCTTGCTGGCTTTGACCACGGTGCCGACGTCAACGCAACCTCAGGCGCAGCAGATTCTTATGGTGCATCCGAATCCTTATTGGGTGTGGAGTTGTGCAGCAGGCGGAGCCACGCAGATTTACGTCGGTGGCTTTGATCAATCTTTGCAGTATCCCGAGCAGGGTGCTGTCTACCGTTCGTCCATGACCGGCGCAACGGCAGTTACCTCGGTCAACCAACCGTTCCAGCTCAACTACCCAGTCCAGACTTTGCCACTTGAGATTGGCGAATACCCGACTGCGCTTTACTCATACCTAAACTTCATCTTCCTCGGAACTAATCTTGGTATCCGAATGTGCCAGACCTTGAGTGTCTACGATCCGAGCGCCACGCAGACCGGAGACTTGAAGGCAGGACCGCTCGCACCGAACCTCTTGCAGCCCGTGTCCACGCCGGTTGTCGGCATCGTCGGCATTGGTCGTTTTGTCTACTTCGCATGGGGAACCTACGGCGGCATTGAGGCAAACGGCGCAGGGCATGGTCCAAACGGTATTGGCAGGCTTGACCTGACCACCAGCATCGGCGGCGACCCACTCTCGCTTGCCTACGCATCAGACCTTATGGATCACAACACGGGTCCCAATCAAGTCAACTGGCTAGACATTGACCCCGTTATCAACAACGGTCAAAACACCTTGCTTGACAACTCCGGCTACCCCATGTTCTCGGTCAGTCAGTCTGGCGTGTGGAGCATTGACCCAACCAAGTACGTCAGCGAAGGCACCATCAACTCCGGCGCCATCACCTACGGCATCAGTGACCCGAAGATTCCGGTGCAGATGGACATGAGCGCCGACCTCGTGAGTTCGCAGGGCATCGGCATCGTGCTCGACATGTTTGACCCTTCCGGCTCGGACATCATCATCCAGCCCCCGAACTACCAGGGCAGTCAAGTCACCATTCCAAACGGCGCACGCTCGGAGCGCATCAACGTCAAGCTCACGCTGCACTCAAGCGATGACCAGACGAGAACGCCGATCCTCTACCGCTACACCCTCAAGTCATGGCCAGCAGCAACCACCGAGACTGCCATTACCCCCGTCGTGACCTTTGGGCGCAACAACCTCTCGGGCTTCCAAGTGGAGTTCAGCGACCCCTATGAGAACTTCTGGTACTTGCAGCAACTCCTTCAGAACCAGACCATCGTTCCCTATGTCGAAGGTCCCCTCTCTGCCAACGTGGTCGTGCAGGAACTTGACTGGCTCCCCAGCAAGTTGCAGGACAACTACGAGCAGGGCTTCGTCGGTGACTGCGTGATCTATCTCAAGACCATCGGCGGCTACTCCTACACCCCCACCCCAACAACGTAAGGTAGAATGGAACAATGACTACAGGACTTGACGTTACCCCTCACGGGTATCCTGGCGCTGCTATCCCCTCAAGTTTGATCAACACTATTGGGCCGAGCGATACGACCATTCAGCTCAATAGCCTCAGTGGGTGGGCAGAAGTTACCACCGGGCAACCACTTGGTTCCAGCGCCGCTTACATTCTCGCTATTGACTACGGTTTGAGCAATGAAGAAAAGGTTCTCGTTCCGGCCTATCAGACCGGCACCGTGCTCAACGATGTTGTTCGAGGCTACGACAACACGCTCCCGACAACGCACAATGCCGTTGCAGTAGTCGCTCCTGTTTGGTCAGCCTCTGACGCTGCCGCTTCTAACGCCGCAGTTCAGTCCATTAGCAACCTCGGTGGTCGTGGCACCAACCCGACCCCGACTGACATTGAGGTTGGCGGCGCAGGAACCGGACAGCCCGGCACTTCCTCATTTGCAGCAGCAGCCGACCACTCGCACCCGATCAGCACCGACACCATCAACGGCGCAATCAACTCCGTCACGGTTCAAGGTTTGCAGCAGAAGCCCTACGCATGGGCGAACAACGCTAGCGACACGACGCCTACGGTTGTCTCACCGGTTTACCCGACTGGTGGCCATGTAGCAGGAACGTGCGCCTCAGTGACCGGCGTGACCGGCTACACCATGTACCTCGTCACCATCACCTGCAATCTGTTCAACCAAGGCACAAGCGGCGACCCCGAGGACCCGTGGATTGGCTACGGTTTTGCAGCAGGCGGCACCTTCCAAGACCAAGTGCAAGTCACCGGCATCTCCTTCGGCAACGGACTGTCCATGACTGCACAGTTCATCTATTCCGGCACCCCTACGGACACCTCGTCGTTCTATGTCCTCGTGGCGAAGAACAGAAGCGGCGCATCGTTGGAAATCTACGGCTCAAGCATCTCGGTGGTGGGACTTTCATGACAATGCGTGATGAAATCGTCAAGGCAGCACGGTGGGGAGTAGCCAACCACAAGCACTTCACCTACTCTGAGGGATCCGAGCGCATGGAGGCGGTTCACAAGCCGTACCAACTGCCGATCATCTCGGACTGTTCAAGTTGGGTGACGTCGTGCTACTCATGGGCAGGAGCGCCTGACCCGAACGGCCTCAACTACAACGGCACTGGATACACGGGAACGCTACTCTCTCACGGAGAGCGTATCCCTCTCTCGCAGGTGCAACCGGGCGACATCATCGTCTACGGCCCCGGCACCGGCTGGCACACGGCTATCGTCGTTGAGCCAGGACTTGACCCCCTCACCGTGAGCATGGGACAACAGGGCGACCCCTCGTTCGTTCGAGTCTCACAAGATGGGCGACAACCACAGACCTACCTCCGGTTCATCGCCGCCGACCCCAAGCCTGCAACCAACGGCTCCATGAAGCCGACGCTCAAGCAGGTGGTCAAGGCCATTGGCAAGAAGCACTCGGTATTCAAGTTCAAGAACATCGCAGCGATCAAGGCGTGGCAGAAGTCACACGGACTCGTTCCTGATGGCATCGTCGGACCACTGACGCTGGCGAAGCTGCATGAAATGGGCCTGATGTAAATGCTTGCGGTGGATTGGGCTACCTTGGACGCCAACGCAGCCAACTTCGTCGTCACCTTCGGCGGCATCGGTGCCATCGCTGGCTTTCTCTGGAACCTCCACCAGAAGCACCGAGAGCGCACCGAGCAGACTGAGGAACTCATGGAAGTCGTGGCGGAGCACGGAAGGTCGCTCGCTCGCATTGAGAAGAAGTTGATGCCCAACGGCAAGAACACTCGCAACCCCGGCGACTTGCTTGCCATTATCTGTGACCACCTAGGAATCGAGATGCCTGAGTGAAACTGTGGCTGGAAGTCCTGTTCTACAGTGGCGTAGGGTCGGCCTGTATGGTCGTGAAAGACATCGTAGGAACGATCTGCACCGACGCCGTGGCGAACGGTCGGCATCGCTTAGCGGGCAACATGGACGGCATTGGTGACGTTGTAGGCATCGTCCTCGCATCGTTCTCCGGCGTGCAACTCATTCACCTCGGCTGGCAAGGCTGGCTCGGCATCATCCCCATCGGCATCACCGGCAAGTTCGTCACGCAGCGAGCCGTCAAGTGGAGCCACAAGAACATCACGGAATCAGAATGAGAGCAGGCGACGTTGGATTCGCGCACACCACCGGAATCATCGGTCGGGCGATCAGGTTCGGAGAATGGATTAGGGGACGCAGCCATGCCTCAACGTGGAACCACGCATTTATCCTTGACCGACCAACGGAGAACGGCGACTGGTACATCATCCAAGCGGAGGCCAAGGGAGTCACGAACGACAAGCTCCTCAGCCAAGTCGCACCAGGCGGCACCTACCAAGTAGTACCTTGCCCCTCTAATCCAGCAGACCTTCTCGTGTTTGCTCGAGCGCAGGTTGGTGCCAAGTACGGCATCGTCACCATTCTCTCTTGTGTGCTGGACATTCTGCTCCCCGACTCCATCTGTCTCCGGCGCAGCAACACATGGATTTGCAGCGGACTTGTGGCAGCATCACTCATGTATGCAGGGTGGGACACGACAATCAACATGGCGAAGAAGGACATCTACACGATGATGCCGAGTGAGGTATTTACCGCTCTTATTGCCTAATCAGTGGTAGAATCACAGCGACAAGGGAGGTCGCCATGACTGCCAAGATTCCCGCAACGCATGTTATCTTGCCCGACATGCAGATAACCCCCGATACTCCGACCGACCACATCAAATGGATCGGCAAGTATCTTGAGGATTTACTGTCTCGCCGTGAGGGTCGAGTAGAGGTAATCCAGCTCGGTGACTTCCACGACATGAGTTCGCTGTCGTCGTATGACCGACCAGGCTCTAAGAACGCCGAGGGTCAACGCATTGAAGCAGACCTCGAGGTCGGCAACAAGCAAATCGCTATCCTCTCTGCCTACCTTGACAAGGCCGACGACGCTCGCAAGAAGAAGGGTTGGCGCAAGATCAACCGCACCCACCTGCGAGGGAACCACGAGGACCGTCTATTTCGCCTCGTGCGGGACGATGTTCGCTTTGAGGGGGTATTCGGTCCCAAGTCCTTTGCGTGGCAGCAGCACGGCTGGAAGGTGCATGAGTTCAAGGACGTCGTGTTCATTGACGGCATCGCCTACTCGCACTTCTTCTACAACCCAATGACCGGCAGGCCATACTCGGGCAACAACATTGAGACTCGACTGAAGTCCATCGGTTGCTCGTTCACGATGGGACACCAACAAATCCACCTGACCGGGATGCGCCAGACCATCGCCGGGGTGCAGCGTGGACTCGTCTCGGGAGCCTGCTTAGAGGAGAGCCACAAGGTTCTGACCGCTGACCTTCGGTACATTCCTCTGTCTGAGTTGAACGCTGGCGACAAGATCGTGTCGTTTGAGGAAGATGTCGTAGGCCGACGCTCCCGACGATTCAAGACGGGGACTGTTCTCGCTGCCAAGACGGTTGAGAAAGAAACGGTTCGCGTCACCCTTGACAATGGCAAGGAGTTCGTGGCTACGCCAGATCACCTATGGCTTACTCGAGTTGGCGGACCTACTGCGGTGCGAGAAGGTTCCAGTTATATGTGGCGGACGACTACGCAACTGCGCAAGGGAACTCGCATCTCACAACCCTTGACTGAGTGGGAGACTGACCTGTCATACGACGGTGGCTATCTCTCGGGCATCCTTGACGGTGAAGGTTGTTTGTACACCAGAGAAACAAGTGGTGGAGTTGTCGCTCAGTTGAGTTTCGCTCAGAAGCCCGGTGCGGTGATGGACAAGGCTCTCAAGATTGTGCTTGACAAGTTCGGCATAGAGGGGTTGACCTACACCTCAGACAACACTGCTGACAGTGTTCGGTTCAAGGGTGGGCTTGCAACAACGGCAGCGATCCTTGGGGCCATTCGGCCTGTTCGGTTGCTCGCCAAGTTCCGACCTGAGTTTTTGGGGCGTGTCACCAATCGCAAGGGTGGCGATCCACGAGTTGTCTCTATTGAACCGTGTGGCGTGAAGCCAATCAGGATGGTTGACGTTGATGCCAAGACAATGATCGTTGAAGGTTACGCTCACCACAACTGCTACCTGCACGATGAGGATTATGTGGGGCCGCAGGGCAACGGTGAGTGGCGTGGAATCGTCGTGTGCAACGAAGTGGTCAACGGCAACTACGACATCATGGAGATCAGTCTGTCCTACCTTGAGAGGAAGTACGCGTGATCGTCGGTTTCGCCGGACTCGCTGGCTCTGGCAAGAACGAAGCAGCTCGGGGGCTGTACTACAGGCAGATCGCTTTCGCTGACCCGATTCGAGCACTCCTGCTGCGCCTAGACCCGATTATCTATGAGTCCCTCGGAACGCCTGTGCGCCTGAGTGAGCTTGTGGAACGGTTCGGGTGGGACAATGTCAAGCGTGAAATCCCTGAAGTTCGCAGGCTCCTGCAAGACCTCGGCATGGGTGCTCGAGAGGTGCTGTGGTCGGGCGTTTGGGCGGTGATGATTGACGAGATCATTGACCAGTCCGAGCCGGATGCCAACTTCGCCGTGACCGACGTGCGCTTCAAGAACGAGGTGGAGAACATCCACTGGTGGGGCGGCAAGGTCATCTGGATTGAGCGACCAGGCGTAGAGAACCTTGGTGGTCCAACCGAGAACTCCATCACGGCTGAGGACTGCGACTACATCATCGTCAACGATGGCACGGTTCAACAACTTCATGCCAACGTGCGTGACCTTATTGCGTCTCTCCCATAGTTAGATCAGTCATCGCAGCGTCGGTTTCTTCGGCAGATCCACCTTCTCGGGTGCAACGCTTCGGTTCCTCTCTCGACCCGTCACGCCTCCCCACAGGTAGAGCGAACCGTCTTTAGGGTTGACGCCCTTGAACCGGAACGCCCCTCGTTCGCCCTTGACCTTGACTTCGGTGTCGGTTTCTGCTTCTAGCCAGTTCACAGCATCCTCGGTTCTACGTCGTTCAAGCGTTGCTCTGCAATCTCTACATACTCAGGGTTCAACTCTGTCCCGACAAAGTTGCGTCGGTGCTTCAAGGCTACGACTCCCACTGTTCCCGAGCCGGTGAACGGATCAAGAATGGTGTCGCCCTCTGCGCTTCCTGCCAACACACACGGCTCAACCAATGCTTCAGGCATTACGGCGAAGTGAGCACCCTTGAATGGTTTGGTAGAGATTGTCCACACATCACGCTTGTTGCGAAGTCCATCGCTTGCCGGAGTGTTGCCGGAATAAGTATTGTTCTCATTGCCTTCAACGTGCTTGGCTCCGCCGATAGGTGGCATGGCATCCCACGAGCCGGTCACGCTTGGCTCTCGAACTGCAACGTGGTCGTAGTAATACCTTGGCGATTTGGTGAGCAGGAACAGATACTCATGGCTCTTGGTGGGTCGGTCGGTCACGCTTTCTGGCATCGGGTTGGGCTTGTGCCAGATGATGTCCGAGCGCAAATACCAGCCGTCGGCTTGAAGTGCGAACGCTACTCGCCAAGGTATGCCAATCAAGTCTTTCGGCTTCAGGCCAGTGGGCACTGGTGGTCGGCCTAGGGCTTTCAATGCGTCGTGTTGACCGTTTTCATTGCCCTTACGGTTACCACCACCACCAACTCCTGAGCCAGCATAACTGTCCCCAAGGTTGAGCCACAGCGTTCCATCGTCAGACAGAACACGGCGCACCTCACGGAATACCTCAACCAGCTCTTTGACGTAATCGTCTGGTGTCTGCTCGAGGCCGATCTGTCCATCGTGTCCGTAGTCACGCAGCCCGAAGTAGGGCGGTGAGGTGATGCAGGTTCGGACTGAGCCAGCCTCCAAAGTGCGGAGCATTTCACGGCAGTCGCCGGTCAGGATACGGGCGTTCACTTGTGCCTCTTGTTCCACGAGGAGACTGCCTGCTTGGTCAGTCCCAACTTGTCGCCAATCTCTTGATAAGTCATGCCTTGTGCTCGGAGTGACCTGATCTGCTCGGTGCGCTGCTGCTGCTCACTCGGGAGCATACGTTTGCTCGGCCATTTTTGGTGGAACGCTTGCTCGGCGGCAAGTGCTTCCTCTCGGGTGGCGAACATGCCGAGGGAGATGCTCACGCCGTCTCGAATAGCGTGCGCCTTCCACGGTCGCTTCCTACTCCTGTGGGGTTGTAGCCAAGCCACGGTGCCTCCATAGGTGTCTCGCAACGGTCATGCGGCTCATGCCGAGCTGCTGTCCAATGCTTCTCTGCGAGAATCCCTTCTCGCTCAACTGAACGCATCGCTCGGTGATGGCGTCGTATTCCTCTTGCGTCATGCGAAGTGACGGCCACGCTTCGGAGAACGCTGCCTCTGCTGCTGCGGCTGCTTCCTTCGTCGGGTGTTGACCGAGGTGGTAGGTCACTCCTGAACGGTTGACTCGAGCCACCCAAGGGTTCGGAGTGTTGTCTCTGTTCAACTTAGATGGCATCAGTCCTCCCCGTGCAGTCGGCACTCGCACTCGTCGGCGGCGCAGTCGTAGTGTTCCTCGTTGCACTCGCACTCGACGCCGCACAGATCATCGCAGGGGATACTCAGGCACTCAGGGCAGGTTCGTTCGGAGTAGTAGCCCATTATTTCTGCTCCCCCATCAGTCGAAGAACGGCCTCGGCCAACTTGTGACCGCTCATGTAGGCACCGCTGTTTCGCAGCACCTCACGGCACAGGTCACGGATTGCTCGGAGCTCCTCGTAGGGAACCTCGCTGTAATGCTTGGGCTTGTTCATTGCTTCCTCTCTAGTTGGTTGATGGTGTCCTGCATTCTACGGATGTTCTCAATGTATTGCAACTTGGAGTTGACCTCCTTGATGACCTGACCGTTCAGCACCTCAACGGTGGCCTTCAACTGCTCAATCCGGCGCTGTGCGTCGTCCAAGTCTCGGATCAGCAACTTCACCTGGTCTGGCTCTCCTGCGTAATCGCTCTGAATCTTCATGTCAGCCTCCTGCTGCTCGAACGGTGGTGATGATGGAACGAAGTGCGTCAAGGCGTGCGGTCGTGGCTCGGAGTGAGTCTCGCAGCACCATGAGTTGATTGCGTGCGACCAAGTGCGCCAAGTGCTCGGACTCTGCTGCAACCTGAGCGTGGTCGTCGGTGGCTCCAACCGTTGCCTTCTCGTGGTCAAGGCGGAACTGGATGCGTGCCTTCGCTATCGCAGACTTGTAAGCGATCTCAGCAATGGCGTCCTTGTGGGCTGCATCGTTGATCTCGGTGACGAGCTTGCCCAGTTTCCTCCCCTCGGACTCAATGGCTTCGGTTACTTCGTGGATAGAGAGAACCATGTTGGCTCCTTTCGTTCGGTTTCGGTGTAAATCTTCACATTATTCCAACGAATAATGTGTGCCGCCATAACATGCGACGACATAACGGAAAGCGTTATGCCCTTTATGGGCGTTAGTGACCGCTACTCCACCCACAACAGGGCTACGACAGTCCAGATAGCAATGAGGGTGATGATGAGGGCGTAGGTGCTCATAGCAGATTCCCGCAGACTGGCTCGGGTGGTGTGACCTTGACGAACTCCGTGCAGTCGCACTCGGGCAACCAACACTCAAGCCCACCGTCCTCGGGGAACCCGTGGTAGTAGCGCAGGTGTCCGCACTCGCAGCCTTGAGCCATGATGTTCATACTTTCCGTCCTTGCTGTGATGGGTAGATTTCGGCGTACTCAAGCTCTGCAATGAGAGCCTCGTCGTAGGTGTAGTAGTAGCCGAGCGAAGTCTCAACGCCGTTGCGTCGAACTCGAGCGTGCCAGGGCTTCATCAAATCCTTGTGCTTGCGTCGGGTTGGCATTACTTGAACCTCCATGTAAGGAAGTGGATCATGTGGGGGAGCCAGTGGTGCAACGGTCCGTGGAACAGGTTCATAGTTTCTCTCCGCACTTAGGGCAGTAGCGATAACCCATGTCAGCGTAGATGTCGTCAGAATAGACATTGCTGGTCCAGTCGGCGTGGTCGCATACTTCACGAGTCGCGGATACTTCGCTGCCGTCGTGAACTTCCGCCTCCCAAGCATCTAGCACACAGATGACAGCGCACTCTGGGTGCCACTTGTAGCAATCAAGGAAGTGAGTCCGGTGTTGCCGGAAACTTTCCCAATGCACTCTCAGGTCGTCACGTTCTTGTTGGTTCATAGTTTCTCTCCGCACTTAGGGCAGTTAGGTTCACGCCCGGAGCGAGTCCGGAGCGGGTTGGATGCGGGCATAGACCTAACCAAGGAGTTGTTCATTATGGTCGCATACTTCACGAGTGGCGGATACTTCGCTGCCGTCGTGAACTACCGACTCCCAAGCGTCCAGCACCTTGATTACGTCGCAGGGGTAGTCCTGAAAGCATTCATGGCAGTAGGCCCCGTCCCAAGTGTCACGGCGATAGTGCAGTTCTCGCAGGGCATCTCGCTCTTGCTGGTTCATCACTCTGCCTCCCTCACGACGTCGGTGAAATCTAGCCGCACTTGGTTCATTAGTGGGGCATCCCCCTCTATGCGGTCTTTCGCTATTGCAGCATACTCAAAGTTCAGTTCCGTGCCAATGAACGTTCTGCCATGTCGCAGAGCCACTACTGCAACTGTCCCAGAGCCGGTGAAAGGGTCAAGCACCGTATCTCCGGGTTTAGAACCAGCCAGAATGCAAGGTTCTACCAACGCTTCAGGCATTACGGCGAAGTGAGCACCCTTGAATGGTTTGGCGTTGATGGTCCACACGTCACGCTTGTTTCGCATTTCTACTTTTTCGGTATTGCGTCGACCGGCATTTCGTCTGTCGCCATCGGCATAAGTTGGAGAGCCGTTGAACTTGCTTCCGCCGCCAACGGCCTTTTCCTGAACGGCTTCGTAATCGAAGAAGTAGCGCTGTGATTTGGAGAGCAGGAAAACGTATTCGTGCGACTTCACACATCGGTCTTTGGCTGGCTCCGGCATGGGGTTTGGCTTGTGCCAGATGATGTCTTGGCGCAAATACCAGCCATCGGCACGAAGGGCGAACGCCACCATCCATGGGATGCCGACAAGGTCTTTCGGCTTGAGGTCGTCTGCTTTTGCTCCGGTAAAATAACTGTCCCCGAGGTTGAGCCACAAGGTTCCATCGTCATACAGCACTCGGCGCACTTCACGGAACACCTCAACCAGTTCGTTGACGTAATCGTCAGGCGTTGGTTCCAAACCGATTTGGGAGTCGATGCGCTCTGCGCCACACTTCCGGCAGGTGTTCTTGTATTGCCCATCTGCCGAGAACTTGCCTCGCTGTCCCTTGGCTGATGGGCCGCCGGTTGGGGGAGCGATGTGGTCGCAGTCTGCTGAACCACCTTCCCATTCGCCGGTTCCGTAGTCACGAAGGCCAAAATACGGCGGCGAAGTGATGCAGGTGCGAACTGAGCCATCAGGGATTTGCGACAGTCGTGTGCGGACATCCCCGACGAGGATGCGAGCCTTTCGCAGGGCATCTCGCTCTTGCTGGTTCATCGCTACCCCACTCAATGCCGATGATGTGGTCACCGTCGCCACCTCTCGAGTTTGACGTCGTTGCCCTCCTCGTGGCCGGCGATGATGTCGAGGAGCGCCTGCTGCGCCTCGTCCCATGCGGCGCTCCAGCCACGGAAGAACTCCGCCCGCTCGTCGTCGACTCCCTCGGGCGAGGTTGCCTCCCTGCACCGAGCGGCGAAGCGATCACTCACGAGCTCGAGCAGCAGCTCCTCGTGGCGGTTGATGTTGGCGATGACTTCACGGCTCATCGCTACCCCCACTCAATGCCGATGATGTAGTGACCGAACCGCAGGGCAACGAAGCGGCTCCAACACAGGTGCTTGCCCAGCTCAATCTCAATGCCGAGGCAGATGAGGTCGGAGTGTTCTCTAAACAGTCTCATCGCTTCACCTTCGCTTTGATCTGCTCTGCCAAGTAGCGTGAGCGCCCCTTGAAGTCGAGGCCACCGTAGATAAAGGTGTGGCACCCAAGCTCTGCGCCGATGCGGTTCTTGATGGCGTAGTCCAGGCACGTCTGCAGCACGGGGCAGGCACCGCAGATTTCTACTGCCTTCTTGCGCGTCTCGGGCGTGTGGACTTCGGGGTAGAGCCACTTGTCCTTCTGGCTCTGCCACAGCCGGCGGCAGGCTGCTTCTTCCATCCAGTCAACGTTCTCAAGCATGTTCCATCTCCAAGTAGGCCACGAACGCTCGAGCCTTGGCACCGGCGTAGGGGTCTTTGAGTGCTGCGTACACGGAGTAGCGGCTGTGTCCGGTGCGCTCGGCAATCTCTCCGGCGCTCCAACCGACTTGGTTCAGGCCGTGCCAGAGAACGTGGCGTGCTTCCACGATGCGCTTGGTGCGTCCCTTCAGGATTTGCTCGGGGGTCACGTCAAACTGATCCGTGACGGTGTTGAGCAACTCGTCGTACTTGATGTTGGGTTTCATAGTTCGATCCTCCAATGATCTTCCTCACACGCCGTATCTCGGCATGTATCTCTTGCGTGCTGTGCTGCTTCTAGTGCCTTGCTGCCGAAGTCGTAGTAGTCCCACGAGTGGATGCTGAACCCGTGAGCGTATGACCAACGAGGGTGGTCGGTGATGTAGGAATGGCACCGACGGCACAGTCCAAGGAACAACTCGGGGATGAGTTGAGCATCAGGGAGCTGCGACCTGTTCACCAACTCGTGAACGTCGGTCGCTGCCACCTGACACCCCGGCAACTTGGCCTTGCACATCCAGTTGTCCTCGAGGTACTGCTCCCGCAACTGCTTGCGCTTGCGGTCGTCACTCACTCGCTTGGCTGACTTCGCCCGGAGTGGTGTGCGCTTCACTGATCCAGACCTGCCGCTTGCAAGGCTTCGCTGTGGCGCTGCGCTCGAAGCACGTCGTCAACCTGCCCGACGTACTTCTCACGGATTTCCCATTGCTTGTCCAACGCCTCTTGGTAGCGACGCTCGAGGTCGGCGTGCTGCTCCTGCAAGCGGTAGAGGGCAGCAAGTTGCCACTCAAGCTCGCCCCTCAGTGTTCCGGTCAGGGACGCCCAAACGCTGCCGCTGTCCTTGTAGGTTTCCGTTGCCCATGCTCGGTGCTTCTCCACGAGTGCTGCAACTTCGTCGGCTGCACGCTGCGTCTCGTTGCGCTCGTCGTAGGCGACCAAGTTCGGGTCGTCCAACAGGGTTTCTTTGATCTGGCTCATGCCTGCTCTGCTTTCTCTCGAAGTGCCACCACGAGGCGCACTTGTGCTTCGTCCAGCCAGTAGTCAAGGCTCGGAACGAGGTGTGGGTTGTCGGTGTTCATCACCGCTGACTCGTAGGCACGGGTGCCATCACGCATCAGGTAGTGCTCAATCACGGTTGCCGCTTCTTCAAGCAGCTCCCGCAGGGTCAGGTGTTCCATTAGTTGTTCCTTTCGTTGGTGAGTTGTGTCATCAGTGTAGCGAGTTGGTTCAGTGTCGTCAAGACGTAGGACTCACCGGCAGGCTTGCCCCTTCGCTTGGCAACGACGAACCCGTATTTGGCACCGGCGTTCTGGCGCTCGACCTCTGCCTCTTGCAGCCAACCCGAGAAGTCGTGGGTCTTGTGGTTCTTGGCTTCCAGCACGAACAGTCCGGCGCTCGGCCCCCCGATGGTGATGTCCCC